AGCGGAAACGCTCCTGCGTTTTGCTGTTAATACGTTAGTATTAACTTCTGTATCTGTATCTGTATCTGTCTCTTGGCCCGTTACTGAAACGTTTCGTTCCCGTTTCATAGCGTTATGCTGCTGTTTTTCCCTGTATTTTTTTACACGGTTTGTGCTGTTGTCGCTCTTGTATTGCAACTCATCCCAAGCCACTGGTGAAAGGTTTTCATCCACTAGATTGACCTCTTGTAAGCGCCTTCCGATCTCATCTAGTTCACGCAACTGGACTCCTAACTTGACGGCAATTTTACGCGATCTGAGAGTGTCATTTGGCGTGTCCAGAAGGCCATCAGCCTTGAGGCAACATAAGGCAACAAAGTGCCAGCGATCTTCAAAAGCCAACAAGCGCAGCTTTTCGTCATCAACTATTCGGTGATATAGTCGGAACCATTGTAAGCCACTCATGACATAAAGCCTTCAGTTGACTCAGCAGGAAGACGCTTAAAATCTCCGCACCAGTCTTCAGGATCAACCTTAGGCCAAACAGCGCGTCCTGTTTCAAAATCTCTATATGGAGAACGTTTTCTACACACCCAGTCGTAAAAACGACAGTTTACGCAAATCCTTTCGATCTGCGTATCAATAGAAACACCTTGTTTTATAGGCGTAGAAATAGTAAGTGTTTTGCGTTTCATGCGAACCTCCTTCGCGTGTGGGGCTGGATCGAGCGTTCTTCACTTCGCTCTCCAGCCCCTTCTTATAACTAAAAACATCAATAAGTAAAACATAATTTTTGCGACTGATTGACCAGCAATACGCTATCAGCGTATCTTGCGCGGATTGGTACTCCTTACCAGACGAACTGGGTGGCTTCGGTCACCCTTTTTTTATTTGGTCACACGAAGCTGGTGGTCAGGGAATAGCGCGGCAAAGACAGCACTGCGTAACGGCCAATCTCTAACGATTACCCCCTTTACGTCTTCCGAAATTTTCCTGCCATTTTCGGTATATTCAAAATCAATGTTTATACCAACGCGCCTACCATTGGTGTGCTTCACCTGTTTGCCGTTGATTACAAAGTAATATTGTTTGTGGATGATTAGGTCACTGATTGCCCCAGCCGCTTGCAGATCGTGAAGCTCGTTGCACCTGATAGCCTCCCGCTTGCTATCATGGGTGTGACCAGCCCTGCACTGTGACTTGACAGCGCGATATTTGCCGAAGCGCTTCATGCGTTAAGTTTCTGCTGCACCAGGCGATACAGTGCTTCGTTCGCAAGCAGCCATGCACCAAGCGTCGGTTCGTTGCGGCCACTTTTCCAATTAGACAGGGTGACGCGGGTCAAGCCAGCTTCGTTCGCTATCTGATAAGCCCTGATTTTATGCATCTTTGCGAGCTTGAAAAAGTCCGCAATCACTTGGTCTACATTTGTCATTTTAAACTTTCTTTCGATTGATAATAAAAAACGCTTTTAATCTTTGTTGAATTGCTTACAAGGGGTTTGGCAAATAAAAAAGGAGATACCAAATGCCAGTGCATAAAAAGATTAACGAAGCGCGGATTGCCTTCCACGCATTACCGCTGAAAAAGTCCGGCCATAACACGTTTGCTGGATACAAATATTTCGAGCTTTCCGACTTTGTGATTCCAGCCCTTCGCATCTTTAACGATGTCGGATTGTGCGCGATCATAAGCTTTTCGGAAACCACAGCGTCGATGCATATTGTCGATGTAGAAGATGGAACACAGGTAATCATTCACAGCCCAATGGGTTCAGCCAATCTTAAAGGCTGCCACGAGATTCAGAACATTGGCGCTTGTGAGACCTACTCAACCCGCTACCTTTGGACAGCAGCCCTTTGCATTGTCGAGCATGACGCTTTGGATGCTACCACGGGAAAAAGCGAACCAGCACCACGCATTAAGTTTATTGATATAGAACAACGAACTGAACTGCAGGAATTAATAGATATGACAGGAACCGATAGGAATCTGCTCTGCAAACATTACAAAATTAAATCACTTGAAGAATTGCCACAGGACAAATTTTCTATGGTTAAGATTGCATTAGTAAAGAAACTAGCATGACAGACGCAGCTATTATCCAGCGCAGCCCTGAATGGTATGCAGCACGTTGTGGGAGCCTTGGCGCTTCCCAACTGGCAGACGCCCTAGCCAAGACCAAATCAGGCTGGGGAGCGTCACGCGCTAACCTTCGCGCCAAGCTTGTGGTCGAACGGCTCACAGGCCAGCAGGAAGAAGGCTTTAGCAGCGCAGCTATGCAATGGGGAGTGGAAAAGGAAGATGAGGCTAGAATCGCTTACAGCTTCGTCACAGGCCACGATGTCACTGAGGTAGGGCTGTATAAGCACCCGACCATTATTGGCTCCCACGCCAGCCCTGATGGGCTTGTGGGCGATGATGGCTGCCTGGAAATAAAATGTCCCAACAGCAGCACACACATAGAAGTGCTCAAAACAAATCAAATTGCACACAAATATCTGCTCCAAATGCAATGGCAGATGGCTTGCGCTGATAGGCAGTGGTGCGACTTCGTGAGCTTTGATCCACGGATGCCAGACCATCTTATGCTTTACATTCAGCGAGTGCAGCGCGACAACGATATGCTGGCGATTCTGGAATCAGAGGTTGCCGCATTTCTTGTAGAAGTTGACGAAGACGTAAAAGCGTTATCGAAACTAGGAGACCAGTAATGTCACAGAACGATAGAATTTTAGACCACTTGAAGACCGTTGGAACAATCCGCCCAATGACAGCATGGAACGACCTTGGCATCTATCGCCTTGCCTCGCGGATTAACGATCTGCGAAAGGCTGGCCATAAGATCAACACCAAAAAGGTCGAGGTGGTCAATCGCTGGGGTGAATCCACCTATATCGCTGAGTATAGCCTGGAACTTGAAGATGCTGCCTAATCGCATTGCTAAGAAGCCTAAGCGTTCATCGCGCTGGCGTTCCCAGGGGCATCTAAACTTCATTAGATCGTTTCATTGCTCAATAGATGGTTGCCAGCAGATGCCAATCGAATGCGCCCATGTTCGCAATGGCAGCGGTGCAGGGATGGGGCAAAAGCCAGATGATTGGAGAGTAGTCCCATTATGCGGTGAGCATCATAGAAACCAGCACATAGTCGGTGAGCAGACATTCTGGAAAGGCATCGACGTTGAAGCCCTGATTGAAGCATTCTGCAAAGCCAGCCCAAAGGCGCGTGAGATTAAAGAGGCTCAAAGCCAATGACGCAAACTGTTTGGCTTCGTGGTGTGCATCAAAGAAGGTTGGCGCACCAGCTTATCGACCATGCTCCAGTAGATGCAGTTGTTAAAGTCAGTGCCGCCAAGCGCAGCAATGACCAGAACGCAAAAATGTGGGCCATGATCTCAGACGTTAGCCGCCAGAAGCCAGAGGGAAGGCTTCATGTTCCAGAGGTATGGAAAGCAATCTTTATGGCTGCTTGTGGACATGAGGTGCAATTTGAAAACGGCCTGGACAACAAGCCATTTCCAATAGGCTTTAGGTCATCGAACTTAAGCAAAACACAAATGGCTGATTTAATTGAGTATATGTATTTTTACGGAAGCAAACACAATATAAAATGGAGTGAAGAATATGACTGATACGAATGACGATATGCTGCGCTTGTTGATCGAGCGCATTGAACGACAGGAAGAAGAAAAGAAAACCATTTCCGATAGCATTCGGGAGATTTACAGCGAGGCAAAGTCACACGGATACGATGTTAAAATCCTTCGCGCTGTGATCCGCCTTCGCAAGATGGAAAAGAACGAACGGGCAGAATACGAAGTCCTGCTTGAAACATACATGAACGCATTGGGAGGTTAATCCATGACACAGCAAATTATAATATCAGGCAACGTAGGCAAAGATGCAGAGCTTCGCACTGTGCGAGATAGCCAAGTTCTGAGCTTCAATGTTGGCGTTAAGAACGGATTCGGCAAAGATGCTGGCAGCGTCTGGTATCGGTGCAGCTTGTGGGGAAAAGCGGCTGAATCATTCTCTGGCAGTCTAAAGAAGGGAGCCAAGGTGTTTATCACTGGAGACCTGACGCACGACGAATACGAAGGCAAGCCACAGTTTAATGTGCGGGTCGGCAGCATCGACACAGGGCCGCGCTCTGACAGTCCCAGGACAGAGGACACGCAATCCAGTGCGCCTAGCCAGAACCAGCACACTTCATACGATGATGATCTAGACTCAGACGTTCCATTTTGAGGATGCAGCCATGTCAATTAAAACTCGCAACGAACTGCCGACACGATCCAGAAACATTCTTCCACCTTCTGAGCATCTCGAGGCCAAGAACGCTGAGATCCATAAACGGATTGCCGAAAGTAGCCGACAGCTACTAAAGGCACAGCTTCAAGCTGGTCAGCATGTGCTTACAAAGGAATCATTTGTCGGCATAGCTAAGAAATACGGCTGGCAATACGCGCTTCTACAACATTCCTGGCTGTAAGAGATGGCGGGTGGCAATGCGCTTCCCGCCATTATTTTTGCATAATATGAAAAAAACGCTTTTCTTTTGTAAAATACGCTTTTATAAGAGGGCATCAGCAACAGGGGCAATGCCCCGCCTTTACGGAGAGAGTAATGACACAAAGCATTAACGAACTAGCCCAAGCTGCGATTGACGCGCTGGCAGCTATCAATGCCATCCACAAAGATTGGATTGAGCAATTAAAGCTTAATATCAGCAACGGCCAAGATATTAGCACTCGCCCAGAGATTGCAGACCATCTGCACATAGAATTGCTTGAGGCTATTACGGACTTCGATTGTGATCCAATGGAGACACTGGCAGAGTTTGAG